GATAAATTTTTAGGAAGTGCTCAGAAATATTTTACTAAGAAAGAATGGAAGCGTTTAAACCAAGGAAAAGATTTTTGGTTAGAAGCAGAAGATATGTTAAAAAGAGGAATTTGTACTGGAATTGTCATAGATGGAATACAATACGATAATAAAGAAGGTATTAAAAAACTTAAAAAATATCGTAAGAAACAGGATACTTATTTTAAAGGATAGGTTATGTCAAAAACTGAATATTTATATGGTACTGAAAATATAGAACATATACCTGATGAATTTATAGAGTATCGAATACAAAAATTAAATGAACATTTAAAAAAATTATTAAATGTTCATTATCTGAAAAGAGATATTGGTAGAGTTAATAAAGTTATTAAAGCTATCGAATTCTGGAAAAATATAAAGGATAATTAATGCAAAAAACCAAATATGATGTTTATACTTTAGAGAAAGTAGATACTGTAGCGGAACCACTTTTTTTTGGACAAGCTAGAAATACGCAAAGATATGATAAAAATAATTTTAACTTTTTGAGTACAATGGCTATGACTATTCAAAGACAGATGTGGTTTCCAGAAGAAATTAAATTACAAAAAGATAAATTAGATAAAGAATCATTTACCGAAGTAGAAGACTTTGTTTATTCTGAACAATTATCTAGATTAGTATTTCTTGATTCTTTACAGGGACGCAGCCCATTGTTAACTTTTGGTCAATTAACTACTAATCCTGAATTCGAAGCTGTGCTTCTCGAACAAGAATTTCAAGAAAGTAGAATTCATTCAAGAACATATAGTTACATGGTTGAGAATTTATATACAGATCCTGATATTATTTTTAACAATATTTGGGATAATAAGGTTCTTCTTAAAGCGGCCGATACAACAGTTAGGGAACCAAATAAACTTTACGATAGCATCATTACTTATCTTTATAAAACTAAAAATGATATCGAAATTTTAGACGAAGAATTCGAAGAACTTTTAGAGGATATTATTAAAGCTATTATTAGTATGAATATCCTAGAAGGAATTCACTTTTATCCGGGGTTCATGGCTATTTGGAGTATCACTGAATTCTGTGGGAAAATGGCTGGTAGTTCAAGATTACTACAATTTATCCAAAGAGATGAAAAACAACATTTAGCTTTTACTCAGTACTTATTTAATTCTTTAAAAAGACATACTTTATTTGAGAAAGTAGTTCAAAGATTACAACCGTGGATTTATGATGCTTATTTTGAAGCTCAAGAAGAATCATTTGAATGGGCAGATCATTTATTCTCTAAGGGAAATCTTCCAGGAATGAATGCTGAGATTAGTAAACAATATACTAAATACCTAATTAACCAACGGCTTTTAGCAATAGGTTTAAAACCTATTAACCCAGAAGTAAAAACTAATCCAATTAAATGGAGTAATAAATATATTAATCTTCATAATGTAGAAACTTCCCTTCAAGAATCGGAAGCAGTTGATTACGTTTCAGATCCGATTAAGGATGAAATTATAAATATACAGACTAGAAAAAATATTAGAGATTCGTTAATATTTGAATAGGAATTAATATGTCGAAACGAGTATCGATTAACGAAGTACTAAAACGTTTTAAAAAAATTCATGGAGATAAATATGATTATAGTAAAGTCGATTACATTCATTCCAGAACTAAAGTAGAAATTATTTGTCCGGAACATGGTAGTTTTTTTCAGGAACCCGTAGTACATTGGCAGGGTTCCAACTGCCCAAGTTGTCAAAAGAATAAAAAAAAATCTAAATCAGATATCATAATAGAATTTAAAAAAATTCATTCTGATAAATATGATTATAGTAAAGTCAAATATAAAAATATAATGACCAAAGTAGAAATCATTTGCCCAGAACATGGAGAATTTTTACAAACACCAAATGACCATAAATCTGGTTCTGGGTGTCCAAAATGTAATAAATATGGTAGTTTGACAGAGGATATTTTTTTTAATAAATTAGAACAATTATTTGGGAATAAATATAATTATTCAAAAACTAATTTTATTAATACTAAAAAAAATATTGTCGTAATTTGTCCAGAACATGGGGAATTTTTAATTAACGCCGGAAAACATTATCGAGGAGTTGGTTGTATTAGATGCACACATAGAAAAAAATTAAATACCTTGGAAGCCATAGAGGATTTTAAAACGGTACATTTAGCCAAATACGATTATAGTAAAGTAAATTATACCAACGCTAAAATACCAGTGGAAATAATATGTCCAGAACATGGGAGTTTTTTTCAAAAACCGAATAATCATAAAAATGGTTCTGGGTGTCCAAAATGTGCTCAAGAAAATTCCGAATCTAAAGGTGAAAGAAAGGTTCGAGAATTTCTAGAATCTAATAATATCAAATATTCCCAAGAGGTTAAACTATTCGATAATTATAGATTTGATTTTTATCTAGAAGATTTAAATACTGTTATTGAGTACGATGGAAAACAACATTTCGAACCAGTAGAATATTTCGGTGGATTAGAAGGATTCTTAAAGACTCAAGAACGGGATAAAATTAAAACAGAGTATTGTTTAGAGAATAATATAAGAATAATTCGAATTGGATATTTTGAAGACGTTGAAGAAATATTAAAAGGTTTAATATGAATTTTTTTAAAAAAATAAAAAAGTATTTGAAATTTTATTTCAGATACTTTAAATATCGAAGACAACTTAATAATTTGCAGGATTTATTAATAGTTTCACCATTTTTAGATAAAGATGTAGAAAAAAGAATACTTAAATTTAGCGCTATCAAAAATGATTTATTTGGAACAATATTAAAAAATTTAACGATAGAGGATTATAATAGTTTGGATTTAGTCTCATATATGGTTCATGGTAAAAGATATTTTAAATAAAAATTATAGGATTAATATGGAAAATATAAAAAACAAAGTGTATCTATTTCACGAAATAAATGACGAAATTATTAAAGATATAATAGAATTATCTAAAAATGATCCAGAAGCAATTTTAACATTCGATGATGGTTTATATAGTAATTATTTATATTTAAATAAATTAAAAAAGTTGCCAAATAAAAAAATATTTTTTATATCTTTAGGTATTTTAAGAAATAATGATAATAAACCAAATAAAGATTTTATAACATGTTTTGATGCTCATAATCAAAATGACTTAAATTATTATATGTGTTCAAATGAAATTAACGAAATAGAGGATTTAGATCCAAAATACAATTGTTTTGTAGGATTACATGGAGTCAATCATATTAAATGTTCTTTTAAAGGTCCTTTAATAAATGAAATAAATTATCCAAAAATTTCGCCAGGTTCTTTGTTTAAAGGTTTAAAATTATGTTCCGAAATATTTAAGGAAGAAGTTGAAAAAATGTTAGTTATATCTGATATTTTATTAAATAAAAAACCGGAATATTTTTCATGGCCATATAATATTGAAAATAATTTTATGAAAAATATATTAATACATAAATCTAAATTACTTAATTTTAATTTAAAATTGTTTGGAAAAGAACGGTTGGAGTTCGATACAAGCATGACAATACAAGGAGAATAAAATGAATCAAAATCAACGAACACAACGAACCTATAATATAGTAGTATCTCATTTAGATGATATTGAATATGGATTATTTTGTTTTATAAAATACAAAATTAGACCAGAAGATAAAGTAAATATTTTTATAGCAAGTTCCGGATTATATAAACATAGTTCTAGTCTTAAATATGAACGAGTAAATATTCAATTACAAAATATAAAATCCTTATTTTTATTCATGGATGACGAACCAACAATAGAAATTGCGCCTGATCCGATAGATACATTGTTTTATAAAAATAAAAAAATTATTAGAAATTTATTAGAAAATTGGGTTAAAATAATTACTAATCAAAATGAAGAAAATATTTTAGTTACCCTTGCTCCAGATATTCATGAGGACCATAGAATCGTTTCTGAATTATGTGATGTAGTAGTTAGACCAAATTTGGATAATTTTGATGATAGTATATTTAAAGAATATTATAAATTTTATATTCCTGATAATTATCAATACATGAAAAAATATAATATTGGTTCTCAATATTTATTAAATGAAAATCAATACAAAACTATAAAAGAATATATTATAATTTCCGATAATAAAACTGCCAAAAAACATTTTTTACATAAATATCCAGATCAAATAATAAATCGTG